ATCATCTTCTACATCATCAAATCGTAAATTTCTAGCGCCACCATATCCTACAAAAGGGTTTAAAGCAGTAGTCATTATTAATTAATTCTATATATACAAAATATTTATTTTTTTATTAATTCATAAAATTTTTTTACTTTTTTATTTTGCATAAAAGAATCTTTTGAAATATTAATAACCCTAATATTACTTATATTAGTTGCCCGAGATAACGCAGTATATAATTGACCCGATATAAAGATATCATCGCCCAAATCCAATTCAAGATAGTCAATTGACGCACCTTGTGATTTATGAATAGACATCGCATAAGCTAATTTTAGCGGCATAAATGAAATATAACGCTTTTTGTCATTTTGATTTATATCAATATAATATTCAATTGTATGTATATTATTATGAATATCTCGAATACCTACCGATTTTTCATTCAAACTTATAACAACACCTCGAGTTCCATTAAATAACTTATTTTCAATTGAGATATTGCGAATTACCATTATTTGTGTTCCAATTGTCAAATTAACATCATAACCATCGGTTTTATCTCCTTTATTCGAAAATGCTTTATATTCGACTGTTTCATTATTATTTTTCTTCACCAATTTCTGAAATTCTCTGTTATTAATCTTATCAACATTTATATTAATCGGATATAAACGAGTGGGTTTTATATCCTTATTCTCAAATTTAGTATCTTTTAAAAGTTTGAGTGTTTCAAATGTTTCATCGCTAATACAACCATTTCTAATTTCTTCTAAAATCAATTGTAATTTATTATCATCTTTTTGACGAATCAATTCAGTTAATATGACAGTTGATATATCAAGTTTATTCCATACATCTGTATTAAAACAATAATCACCATTAATTGGCGGTAATTGATGAAAATCACCTACTAATATCAATTGAACACCTCCAAATAAAATTGGCGATTGCTTAATTCGCATAAGTAACTGATTAATCAAATTAAATAATTCGTCATCCATCATCGAGATTTCATCAATAATGAGCGTTTGCAATTTTTGCAACTTTGCCAAACTTCCTTTAAACTTACATAAATTTTTATAAATATCTTCTAAATTACGAGATATTCCCAAATAAAGAAATGAATGAATTGTTTGACCGTTGATTAAAACAGCTGCACAACCAGTTAAAGCAGTAAGTCCATAATTTCTATTTCTGCAATCTAAATAATTGATGATCCCTTTAAGGGTGAATGACTTACCAGTTCCAGCAGAACCAGTTAAAAATAGATGCTTTCCTGTTTTAGCGATTTCTAAAGCTTCAAGCTGTTTTTCATTCATTTTAACCTGATTATATATATGTTATAATTAATCATTTTTTAAATTGATGATTTAAAAAAATGATTATTAATAATTATTATAAAATTACTTATATAAAAAATGTCAATTGTTTCAGTTACTGCAAATAAACCAATTATTTTGATTGATCAGAGTTATTACATATTTAATAGATATTATGCTACTTATAGTTGGTATCAACGCAGATATCAAGGCGAATTAGATCCAGAAACAATTACTGAAAATGACGATTTCATTATTTCATTCTTTCGACATTTCGAAAATGATATGATAAAACTCATTAAAAAATATAAGACAATCAAGTCTAATATTATCTTCTGTTGCGATTGCTGCCGAACTGATATTTGGCGAAATGAGATTTATGATGAATATAAATCAACGAGATCAAAGAAACAGAATTTTAATTCTCAAATCTTTATCTTATTCAGAAATTATATAACAAATCATGATTATTATTATTGTGAATATGATAAATTAGAAGGTGATGATATCACTTATTTAGTGCAACGAAAAATTAAAGATGAATTCACTAATGCATCAATTATAATTATTACAAATGACAACGACTATTTGCAAATGTATGATAATAAAACAATTATTATTAATATGCAATTTAAAGATATTTCATTGCGAATAAAAACAAATCCAGATATTGAATTAGAATTTAAGATCATATTTGGAGATAAGAGCGATAATATCCCAAAAATTCAAACTTCTTTAAATAAAGATAAGGCGATTAAATTAGCATCGATGAATGAAACTGATAAATATAAATATTTGAAAGATAATAATTTGATTGATAAATATGAATTGAATCGGCAATTGGTTGATTTAAGACACATTCCTGAAAATTTAATAAGTGGGTTTTATAGTAAATATAGTATAATTAAAAGATAATAATGTCTGCTTTAAATGCACTTGATACACTAATAAATTTTTGCATTTTTGTTTTAATTTTTTGGTTTTGTTCTAATGTCTATATATTTTTTGTTTTCATTTTCAATGGTGCAGGTATAAGAGGTATATTATTTGATTCTCAAATATTCTTCACAGATTATATCGGATATTTTCATAAACTTCTTATAGCATTTGCTAACCTTTTCTTATGTTATATATTAAGTCTTTTATTATGGATTTTTATTTCTTGGATGATTATTTTAATATTTGTTCCATTTTTGATAATCATTCCAATTCCATTTATTCCATTCTTCATCCCTATACCTCTCAAATTCCTAATGTTATATTATATACCACCTTATAGATTATTGACTGAAAGAGGAATTCTACCTTTATGTTTGCGATTAGTTCTAATCTTTTTCTCTGCCGATTCAATTAAAAGTAAGTTTCAACAATCATTTAAAGCAACATTCGCCCTTTTCTATGATGATATTAAGAAGGTTTTAGGTGAGTTTGTTGGAAAACCAGTCGGGACTTTAACTAAGAGTGAAAGTGATATAAATCAATTACCGACAGTTGATGATGGAACTGATAATAAAAGAAAGTCTTCGAAAGTAATGGAAGAAGATAATTCAAATAGCAATAAAGAAGCAATGGAATTAATAGAAGAAGAATTGCAATTGTGCTTAAGATCCAAACAAACATTTACAACAGCTGATAATAAAAATAGTATTGTTAATTCTGCAAGTGATATGAATAATTATTCTGAGTGTTATGCAATAAGTATAAAATCTTATATAGATAATAAATTATAGATGGATTTTGTGGGATGGTTGATTCTAATCGCTACTTGTATTATAATTTTTCATTTTGGAATGTTAGTAGCAGCCATTTATGAAGGATTTTATAAAAAAATACTTTCAGATTCTGATGCGACTTTTTGTAGTAAAGAAGCTAAAACAATAATCAAAGGAGTTCTTGATTTAATTAAAGGTATGACAATTAAACCTTTAATAATTATTATAGTTTTTTTTATACTTATGTATATAATTTATCTTGTAATTATTTATGTTATACCTCCAACTGGATTTGCAACATTATTTATACCAATACGAGAAATTTTATTAAAAATACCTCCATTACCAAGTCTTATTGATAGAGGCGTTTTTCGCTTATTTGATAAACTCTTGGGATTATTTGGACTTAAGGAACCATTTATAAGAATAATTGTTAAATTTAATAATGCTTTCTATGAATTTTCAAGAGAAAATATAAAAGATGCATTAATACTCATGTTTCCGAGTTTAAGAAATGAAATTGAGGAACAAGCGAAAAAACAAGAAGAGAGGTTCTATAATGACAATAAAAAACCGGAATTGCAAAATATGAATGATAGCGAGATTTATAGACAGATAGAACAAGATAAACAAGCTTGTATAGCTCAAAATATAATAATGATAACTCCTGAAATGACAAGTAGTCAAAGGATGGATGCAACTATTAAAAATAATTTTGAGAAAGTAAATTGTGAATCTAAATCAATAGGTAATTATATTCGTTCTAATAATTAACTCTTATTTATTTATAGATAGGAAAACGAAGAATGTTAAATATTAAACAGATATTTGATGACATATATATAATCATAGCGAAAAAACAAACATTTTTCGAATTTCTTTTAAATTTATCTTTTATATTAATTATTCTTATTATTCTTGTTATTTTATATTGGGATAATATAAATAGAAATATAATTAATAAAGGAAGATGTAAGCTAGTGATTAATCATGATGATATTACATTTAATGTTGATATCAAAGAAAAACAAAATAAAACAAATCTTTTAAATATTAGTTATGATAATTCAATAGAAAATAATATTAAAGTAGATTGTGTATGTCCTTCTGGTAATACTCCAAATCAATTTAATATTCCTATATGGAATAACAATGAAAAAAGAGTTCAAGAAATTAAAAAGACTTGTTATTGTGATAATGATTATAATTCAACAATTAACGATAAAACAACTGGTATTTTTGATAGCGCTAAAGTTTATGTAGAAGGTGACGCATTCTTAGAAGATTATTATACTGGATTATTAGATTCTTATTCAAGCGGCAAAACTAATTATCATGGTATTAATTTTGATAGATATACTCCTTATTAGGTTTTATAAATGAAAGCTTTATTTAAAGCTTTAGTCAAATTACTAATTTCATCTGTTTCTAGTTTGGGATAATTGATTATAAATTCTACAATTAAATTTCCTTTCTTTTCTGTATTTAAAATAGGCAAACCTCTATTTTTAATAATATATTGTTTATTAGGATTAATAATTCCAAATTGATTTATATTAATCTTAATTGTATCATCGAAATATGGAATTGTTATATCTTTACCTAAAATACTTTCAGTTAAAGTAATATGTGTTTTATATTGAAGATCATTTCCTTTACGAGTAAATAATGGATGATCTTGAACCTTTAGTTCGAGAATTAAATCACCAGCCGTATAATTGGATTTTCTTGGTTGTTCTCCTAAACCATTTAGAACTGTTTTCATACCATCCTCAAAACCTTTTGGAATTGAAATATTACACATATTATCACTCTCATAAGTACCTTCACCTTTGCATTCATCGCATTTTTTATTTACAAAATTTGAAACACCAGAACCTTGACATTTACCACAAGGAATATGCATTATTTGTGTAAAAGGTCCCATCTGAATAATTTGTTGTTTCATACCATTACCATTACAATTATCACAAGTTTTATTACATTTCTTACAATAATGGGTAATTTTAATATTAAGATTTTTATTAATACCATTATAAACATCTTCTAACGTAACATTAAAGCCTTTGAGGACATCATTACATCTTTGTTGATGATTATTTCCTCCTCTATGATGTCTGAAACCATTGAAAAATGGGTCACCGTCAAATGGATTACCACCACCGCCATTAAACATTTGCTGAAACATTTCATGCATAGCTTGATGATGATTTTGATTATTATCATTTCCGCCTTCATTTCTAAAATTTTCATCTCCTAAATGATCATATCGTCTCTTAGTTTCTTCATTAGACAAAACAGAATAAGCATTTGAAATTTCTTTAAATTTTGCATCTGCTTCAGGATTATTTGGATTCTTGTCTGGATGATATTGAAATGCCAATTTTTTATAAGCTTTCTTTATATCATCTTGTGAAGAATTTCTATCAACCCCTAAATCATCATATAGTTTATGAGTCATTTATAAATATTACTATAAATAAAAACAAAAATAACTTTTAAATATAAATATAAATATTAATAATTATTAATAATTCTTTTTATTCTTTTGTCTAAAATAGAATTAAATTTCTCTTTAGTGATTCCTTCGTTCTCCTCTTCTCCATCAGCAATTATTTCAAAGAATGATTGAATAAATGATGGTAATAAATCGCGATTTTCTTTATTAAAATCATTTATCAAATCTTTAATTAAATAATTATTATTCTTATAGTATTTATAAATATTATAAAAATTATTTGTTTTTATTTTTAATTCATTATATAAATAATCTTTAATAACTGTTAAAATAACATCTTCTCTATATTCATTTTCAGGATGCCAAACAATTTCAAGTGGTTCATCTATATTTAAAGCAAAAACTAAGGTCTTTATTTCTTTGCCTTCAAATCTTGGTTTATTTGAATCTCCTTTATCATTTTTAATTAAGAATAAGTCTATTAAACTTTCATTTAAAATTTCATAATAATTTAATTCAATTAAATTAGGTTTTATATAAATATTAAAAACAGTTGTTTCATTATAAGCAATAACTTGAAATCTTTTATAAACATCGATATCATTATTAAATTTGATGCTTATTCTATGATTTAGCAATACTTCTAAATTTTTATAAGTTTCAAAGAATTTATCATAAAGTTTATCTATATTTACTATTTCTTGATAAAAAGATTGTAAATATAAATAATCTTTATTATTGAGATTAGGATTATTATCAGTAAAATGAGTTTTACATAAGCAATTTAAATGACCTTTAAGATTATGATTAAAACAGTTATTGAAACTATTGAAAATATTATAAATATCACTCATATTTATACTAAGATTATAAGGACAAACGCAAACACCTATCATATATAATAAAAGGATTCTTTCAATAGGACATAATTTATCATAATCATTTGTCTTAATTTTAATTCTAATATTTTTCATAAAAATCTTTAATTTACTATAATAATCAGTATTCAGATTTACAATTGGTATTGTTTTATTTACTAATTCTTGATTATTTGTATCCTTATCTTTATCTTTACTCTTATTTTTATCATTAATTTTATTATTTTTTCTTAATTCTGTATTATAATCTTTCCAATTACTACAACTTTCTATTTTGGCTTTCTTGATTTCATTTATAATTACTATTATTTGCTTTTTATTCTCAATATCCTTGGCTTTTATTAAAAATTCGGTATAAATACAACAAAATCTTATGGTATGATGTGAAAAATCAATTATCTTTTTGTCTTTATTTTCTTTTACAATTGAAAAATCCTTATATTTAGACTTTTCAATA